CTTACACAACAATATTAAAATATATGATGAAAGATAAAAATGAATGATAATTTTCACTTAGACACTGCATACATTGCAGGATTGTTTGATGGCGAAGGATCTTTGACTTACAAAAAATATAAGGAAAAGAAAAAAACAGGTACTTATGATTGTTGGCGTATTGTTATGGAGATATCTATGACTGATAAAAATGTTATAGAACTTGTCCACGAGACGTTAATGGTAGGCAGCGTTAGACCTAAGAAGGTCCCTAAAGGTATGAAACCACAATGGCGTTGGCGTTGTTCGTTTAGAGATTGTTTGGCAGTGTGTAAGAAACTATGGCCTTTTGCTATTGTTAAATTACATAAGATTGAACAAGTAATAGATCACTATGAGCCGGATATACAAGATTTAAATGATAATGTAGTAGATCTAGCAATGGAGAGGGAACTAAGAGATGTTTGATAGAATAATATATAAAATACTAGAGCGAATAAATCATTACTCAACGTACTTGACTGCATGGTCATGGAGAAAGTTGTGGTCTAATAAAAAGGAGGGTTATGGTTACAAAAAACGTAAAGGCAGATAATTGGGATGGTAAATCTAGACCTACTAATAAGGCTTATGATGAAGGTTATAATAGAATATTTGGTCAAAAAGAGATTAAAGAATTAGATGAGTCTTTAAAACAATCTAAAGCTAATAAGAAAGAAAGGGTAAAAAATGGATAATGACCTAATAAAACAAGAGCGTAGACAGTGGCGAGAGAATAGTTTGTTACAGAGTAGATCTATTCAACGGTTATCTGAGGAGTTAGATATGTTACGTAAACAAAAGGAAATGCTTCAAGAGAAGTTATTAAAGGTAGTGACTAATGATGGATGATAAAGACGCTATGGTCTACCAAAAGTTAATCGATAAACTTGAAAAAAGGACCAAGGTTAATGGACCAAAAAAATCGAATAGATACAGGTATATACAAGGTAAACAGATCACGGACCCCGGAACAGGAAAACGTGTTTACGAGATAAGTAATTATAGACTTCCTTCAGTAACTACGATATTAGGAGCCACCAAAAATCAAGATTTTATAAAAAAATGGAAGGCTAAAGTAGGTGAACAAGAAGCAGAACGAATTAAGAATCATTCAAGTTCCAGGGGGACCTGTATGCATAAATTTCTCGAACATCATGTTCTCGGAACTGGCTGTGTTGATCTTACAAGCATCGGACAAGAGGCGCGTCCCATGGCCGACAAAATTATTGAGATTGGCCTTGCGCCAGTGGAGGAGTATTACGGGTCGGAAGTTACGTTGCACTATCCGGGCCTGTATGCAGGGTCCACGGACCTTGTATGCTCGCACAATGGCATGGAAACTATTGTTGACTTCAAGCAAAGTAACCGTCCGAAACGGGAAGAATGGATTGAAGATTATTACATGCAAATTGCAGCATACGCCATGGCCCACGACTATGTCTACGGAAGTAAAATTAAACAAGGAGTTATCATGGTATGCACGCCTGATTTATATTACCAAGAGTTTAAAGTTGAAGGATTGCAATTAAGAAAATGGAAACACGAATTTCTTAAAAGATTAGGCATGTATCATGAATTGCAAAATGATGAAAAAGAACGTACAACACCTATGAAACCAGAGGACTTTACTAAATGAATAGAAATACATGGGTAATCTTTACTTTAAGATGCAAAATACATGACTGTAGAGATAGAGGAAGATTTTTAAGAGCAAAATGGTATCGTAGTATTTTAAAAAGATACGTTGCATTAATGCATTATTTAAATGTTTAAGGAGTGGTAATAATGCAACATGTGATAAAAATACAACAATTGTGTTTAAATAAAGGCAAGATTAAGGCACAAATTGTCGACACCGGGGGTGTCGCAAGGGTGTCGAAGGGGTGTCGCAAACCGGGTTTAGGTGTCGACATTTCATGGTTGTTTAGAACAATTCTAAGTTATCTGCGTCATAAGTGTACAAAATTAGGCCAATTGTCGACACCTTCGACACCCTGCCGACACCCTGCCGACACCCCCCCTGTCGACAAATTATGGTTAAATAACCTTTGGTATAAGCTACTTATAAGAGATAGGTATCACTTATTTACTAATGCCGACACCCTTTTAGATTTTAGCGCAAATGTAATAAAAAAAAATATAAATACCCTGTTAGGTGTCGACAATCGAATTAAGGCAAAAATATGATTGGAACTGTATTTAGTATGATGACAGAAACAGACTTTTGGGATATGTTCAATAAGAAACACAACTCAAAATATTATGCCGAAAAGAAAAAACAAATCCAGGAATCTAAATACGTATTCAAAACCAAAATTAATAAAAGAACAGGTGAAGTTTCCGTACTCAAGATACAAGATTGATTGGTGTGATATAATTACGGAAGGTGGCTGGGGTTCAGAAAAAGAATTTATTAATATGAAACTAGCGACACCAGTAAGTGAAGGTTATTTATTTAGTAAAGATAAACACACTGTTAAAATATTTGCAGGTTATGATATTGATGATGATGGGACTATTACTTTTAGTGAACGTTCTGTTTTCCCGACTTCTTGCGTTTTGAAGATGACGAAACTTCATTAACTTCTTCTGGTAATGCATCAACAACCTTCGCATTTAGAATCGGCGCGTAATCTTCTAGTATTTGTTTCATTTTTAATTCTAGTTCTGCCTCTGACATTTCTTCTAGCTTACCTGTTTTTATTATCTTCCGGTCTATATATAATCCTGCAGCCATGCCTCGGTTCTTTTCAGCGTTGGTCGCAGCAGAAAAAGCACCCTTCTTCAAAGCCTCTTCTCTAATCTTACCAAGTTCAGCTACATGTTTGTCATAAGTGACAGCATATTTTTTAAGTTTTTCTTCTCGTAATGATCCAATGTATTGTACCACTAACGGAGATAGTCTAGGATTTTGTAATTCTGAGGCTTCAACACTGGCTCTCTTCTCACTATAGCCTGCTTCTATTGCAGCTTCTCTTGCCGTAGTTCTGCCTTCATTGAATACGATATATTCAGCAAATCTTTTTTGCATTTCTGTTAATCTTTTTGGGACACCCATCTTGACATTTTAAGGTAACTATCCTATATTGTCAATATGAAAGATGAAGACAAAACAGTAATAAATTTTAAAAAAGCAAAAGAAGACAGAGGTCATAATGATCTTGAACTTACTATTGAAAAACTACGTACAAGCGTAAGAGACCTTATGATGGTCAATGATAAACATAGATTAATGATTAGCCAAGAATTACAAAAGAATGTTGAATTAACAAAAGAAATAAAAGAATTAAAAAAAGAACGATCAGATTATTATAATGTTAGTTAAAGATTTACAGCAGATATTAGGTCAGTTCACAGACAAACTTGCAAAAGGACAAAACAAAGTTGTTGGTAAAGGCAATGCTCTTGGATTTGCTAGAGTCTATATTGATATGAATAATGGTAGACTTGAAGAAGTTATAAGAATAGAAGCACAAGAAAATAACATCATAGCAGCTAAAGAAGGTGTAAGATTAGTTCTTAAAACTGCCACGCAAAAACCAAAACTAATTTTATAGAAAGGAGTATTATGGAAATAACTGAAGAACAAAGAAAACAATTGTTGCAGTATTTATGGTCAAAACCGTATGGAGAAGTTGCACAAATTATAACTATGTTAGCGTCATTAAAGCCAAAAGTGACTAACAGTGTTACCTCTAAAAAGTAAGTGGGACCAGAGTCTAAACTCTATCAAAAAGTGCGTAAGTCTTGGAGTGATTTTTCTCTTACAAGGCTGGAAAACCTTAGCTCTCTTGGCACTCCTGATCTATTGGTCAGTAATAATAATGGCCACTTTTTCACTGTTGAATTAAAAGTAACCAAGGGTAAAAAATTAAAGTTTTCTCCACACCAATTAGCCTTCCATGTGAAGCATCCGCACAATACTTTTATCTTAGCAGAGGCCCTCGGTCCATGCACCTCTAATCGTTTTCAAATGTTTCGTGGTTCAAGAATCATGGAGCTTGAAGCTTGTGGCTTGGAGCTTGAAGCTTGTAGCTCAGGGCTTGAAGCTTGTCGCTTGTACCTCAGTAAGCTTGGGGCTTGAAGCTTGGAGCTTGAGGCTTGCAGCTTGCTTTCTAAATATGGGGGCTTGAGACTTTCTTATTGGAGCTTGGATCTTGGCCTTTGGGTCTCTATGTCTTATACACCAGCCGGTGCCGTTCTTAAAAAAATCCATGTTAGTGTTTACCATAACTAATATTTGGAATCTCTTTATTCCAGCAAGCGCGGCAATCTAAACATTTTCCGCCCTGGCTGCCTGATGGGCAGGTCTCGGATCCATCGGTCACAACCGTTGAA